AGACCCAAGCTGCTGCCCCCGACGCTAAATACGCAAAGTGGGTGTCGCGCAACGAGTCATGGTTCCAAAAAGACGTTGAAATGACTCAGGCGGCATACGGGCTCCACGAGAAGCTCGCTCAACAGTACGGCCAACAATATATTGGTACTGATGATTACTACCAGCGTATTGACGCAACAATGCGCAAGAGATTCCCTGAGGCGTTTCAAGATACGCCGGATGAAGATGACGATCCGCCTGAATCCAAACCTCAGCGGCAGAAAGCGGCAACAGTAGTTGCTTCAGCCAAACGTAGCACGGCACCGAGGCAGATTAAGTTGACAGCGACCCAAGCCGCGCTGGCTAAGAAATTTAAGCTAACCCCGGAGCAGTACGCTCGTGAAGTCCTCAAATTACAGGAGAGATGATAATGGCTAGAGACAACAACCTTACCCGCGAACTTGAAACTCGTGAAGTGCAGATGCGCCCTAAGCAGTGGGCACCTGCAGAGCTTCTACCGGAACCGGACAAGCAACCGGGTTTCAACTATAGGTGGATTCGTGTATCGACACTGAACAATGCTGACCCACGTAACTTGAGTGCCAAGCTGCGTGAAGGCTGGGAACCAGTGAAGATCACGGAACAGCCTAAGTTCCAACTGCTAATCGATCCGAATAGTCGCTTTAAGGACAACATCGAGATCGGTGGACTGCTGCTTTGTAAGACTCCGTCTGAGTTCGTGGAGCAACGTAATGAATATTACGCCAACCAGACTCATGCGCAGACTCAAGCAATCGACAACAGTTTCATGCGTGAGAGCGATCCTCGTATGCCTTTGTACGCAGAACGTAAATCGAGCACGACGTTCGGCAAAGGTAAGTAAATTTAACTTTGGAGCATTACTATGGCTTATCCGACTGTATCAGCCCCTTACGGGTTCAAACCGGTCAATTTGATCGGCGGTCAGGTGTTCGCGGGCCAGACTCGTGAACTCCCGATTGCAAGCAACACTGCGGGTGCTATCAATAACGGTGACATCGTTCGTATTTCGAGCGGCGTTATTGTTAAAGAGACTGGCACTACTACTGTTTCGGCAACCGGCGTTGTAGGCGTTTTTCTAGGCTGCAGCTACACCAGCCCAGTTACGAACCAGAAGCTGTTCTCTAACTACTACCCCGGCAGCATTGTTGCCTCGGACATTCTGGCTTATGTAGCAGATGACCCCGACCAGCTGTTCCAAGTCGCTGTTACTGGTGGCGCTACTTCCACTACTATCACCGGCATTTCTACCCTCGTGATTGGCAACAACCTTGCCATTTCGCAGCCTTCGTCTAACAGCACCATTTCGGGTAACTCGAACATTGGTGTGTACGACTCTGGCTCGAACACTGCATTCACTCTCCCGGTTCGTGTCATTGCTGGCATCGCTGAGAGCGTGGATACAAGCGGCAACTACACTGAGTTGATTGTTAAGTGGAACATGCCGTACATTACCCTGACCGAAGGTGCGCCTAATACCGTTGCGTATAACGGCGGGCATTCGTATCTCAACCCGACTGGCGCAGCAAGCGTATAAGGAGCATTTAAATGGCTATTTCACGCGCACAACTACTGAAAGAGCTGCTCCCCGGCCTGAACGCCCTGTTTGGTCTGGAGTACGCTCGTTATGGCGAAGAGCACAAGGAGATCTACGAAACCGAGACCTCCGAGCGTTCGTTCGAAGAAGAAACCAAGCTGTCTGGCTTCTCAGCAGCTCCGGTGAAAAACGAAGGTTCTGCAATCGCGTACGACAATGCGCAGGAAGCATGGACCGCTCGATACAACCACGAAACCATCGCACTGGGTTTCTCGCTGACCGAAGAGGCCATCGAGGACAACCTGTATGACAGCCTGTCGGCTCGTTATACCAAGGCGCTGGCTCGTGCGATGTCGTACACCAAGCAGGTCAAAGCAGCAGCTGTTCTGAACAATGGCTTCTCGGCTTCTTATCCGGGCGGCGACGGTAAAGCTCTGTTTGCCAACAACCACCCCCTCGTCTCTGGCGGCACTAACTCGAATATCCCTTCGACTGCTGCTGACCTGAACGAGACCTCGCTGGAAAACGCTGTGATTCAGATTGCTGCGTGGACCGACGAACGTGGCCTGCTGATCGCTGCTAAGCCTAAAAAGCTGATTGTTCCGCCTGCTCTGCAGTTCGTTGCGACTCGTCTGCTGGAAACCGAACTCCGCGTCGGCACCAACGACAACGATATCAACGCACTGAAGAACAACGGTTCGATCCCTGAAGGCTTCACGATCAACCACTTCCTGACCGACACGAACGCATGGTTCCTGACCACTGATGTTCCGAACGGCATGAAGCACTTTGTTCGTACCCCGCTGGCGAATTCCATGGACGGGGACTTCGATACAGGGAATGTGCGTTACAAGGCTCGTGAGCGTTACAGCTTCGGCTGGTCCGATCCGTTGGGCATGTACGGCTCGCAAGGTGCCTAAGTAGTACGGGGGGCTTCGGCCCCCCTTGTTGTACCCGGGGAATCCCGGTATGTCGAACAGGTCCCGGCCTGACTTCATGCAGATCGACATACCTAACCGCATGAGGAAAAATTCAAATGGCTCTCTCTACTACCCAAAGTATCTGGCGTTCGGGCGGCGGCGACACGACTCGCACCGCATACTGTGGTTCCGGCCTGATGGCTGCACAGTTCTATATTGCTGATGCTTCTCCTGCTACTGCAGGCACCAATGTCGCAGTTTCTTCGGCTTCTGGCGCCCCTGCTCTTGTCCTGCCCGCTGGCGCTGTTGTTGTCTCGGTTAGCATCACTGCTGAAACCGGCTCGGGTACATTCGACCTTGGCGCAACTGGCTATACCTCTGGTACTGCTGATAACAACTACATTGCATCTGGTGTAACCGTTGCGGTTGGCACTACTGATGTAGGCGCGGTTGTTACTGGCGCGGCACTGACCGAGATGTCGTACGTGACCGTGACAGACAATACTTCGGGTTCAGGCACCGTGACGGGTTTCATTACCTATTTCGTTACCGATCCGCTGGTTGGTCAGCAAAACGTCTAATTAGGGGTTCGATATGGCTATGCAATACGACGTAAAGTCGTTCCATGCAACAGCTTCATCGCTTGCGTATGGTGATCGCACACGTTTAAAAGGCGTGGTTATATCCCCCGTTACGTCTACAACTTTCAACTCGTGTGTGGCGGATACTGCGGGGGCGTTGACGGGAACGTACGATATTCCGGGTTCAACGACCTGCACCATCACTATTGCCAATCATGGGTTGTCGAACGGCGACATAGTTGGGCTTAACTTCACTAGCGGCACGGCAGTAGACGATACCTATGTTGTAGCGAATGTAACGACTAATACGTTCACTGTAACAACGGCGAGTCTGACCACCAGCGGCAACGTAACGATGTACCCCAAAGTCCTTGTTGAACTGGACTGCTCTTCGGGCACATCGTTTTATACGTTGATTCCGGGCGAGGGCATTCTTGCAACAGGCGGGTTGTTTATTCTGCTGCCGTCCACTAACGTCACTATGACTATTTTTTACGGATAGGAATAGGCCATGATGCAGACTGACGTTAAATCCGCCCGTGCAGCAAACACCGGACTGTTGGTGACTCAGATTCCTACACGCTTGAAGTCCATTACGGTAACAAGCGCAACGGTGTCTGCAAGAAATGTTGCTATCTGCGACCCAACTGTTCAATCGTCTGGTACGTATTCTCGTACGAGTCCTAGTGCCACAATCACAGTCACGATAGTGAATCACGGCTTTGTTACTGGGCAGCGTGTGTTCTTGGACTTTACGTCAGGCGCTGGGCGGGATGGCGTGTATACGATTACGAATACGGGCAACGATACGTTTACCTGTGCGGATGTAGTAACCACGACCACAAGCGGCAACGTCACGGCGTACAGCAGCATTGCTTTAGAAATCGACACCTTCAACACCGTTGGCCTACCTATCTTGATCCCCGGTGAAGGTATTTACTGCCCTAACGGTATTTTTGTGGGGTGTGGCTCATCGGTAACTGCGACGGTGTTCTATGGCTAAATCACCAGCATGGCAAAGGAAAGAGGGAAAGAATCCCAAGGGTGGCTTGAACGCCAAGGGTCGGGCTTCTTACAACAAAGCTAATCCGGGGAAGCCGGGCTTAAAGGCTCCGCAGCCTGAAGGCGGCCCGCGTAAAAAATCTTTCTGTGCCCGTATGTCGGGGATGAAAAAGAAGTTAACATCATCTAAGACGGCTAACGATCCTAACAGCCGTATTAATAAATCATTAAGGGCTTGGAAGTGTTGAAATGACTGACCATCACGATACTGTTAAACATGCTGTAGACGCGCTGTCTTTAGTTACAGTTGTGGGTACGCTCGTAGATGTTTTGCCATCTATCGCTGCTTTGTTCACTATAGTGTGGACGGCTATTCGCATCTATGAAACAGATACTGTTCGGCGACTGCTGGGCAAAGGAGAAGATCATGCCGATAACTAAAGAAGACCTAGACACTGCTAAGCAAAAAGACCGCGAGCGTGAAGAAGACAAAGCTCAGGCCAAGCAGAAAGAGGAAGAGCGCAAAGAGAACGAGGCTCCTCGTAAAGCTGCAAGCGACGCCGTTAAATACATCAAAGAAAAATTGGGCATGAAAAAAGGCGGTACCGCTTCGTCGCGCGCCGATGGTATTGCCCAGCGTGGTAAGACTCGTGGAAAGATGGTGTAAAGATGGCTTCTCTGTCCGATAGAATAAAGTCTTTACGCGAAGACTTAAAGAATAGACTCGGAGATTTTGACAATCAGGTCAAAGAAGTCAACGCGTCTAAACAGGGCAGAGCTAAAG